TTACCAATAAGACCAACTGCTGCACCAGCAATACCACCTACTAAATCACCTACAGGTCCACCTATAGTCATACCAAGTTGTGCTCCAGATCCTGCACCTTCCGCTATACCAGTAAGAGATTGCATAGTAGCCTCTCCACCAGTAGTAGCAGTAGAAGTCTAGAAAGGACTTGTCAATGTATTTATGGCTCCAGGTATTGCCTAAGCTATTTCTGATATATTTCCTATATTTGTATTAGCAGGATTATTCTTAATCATAAGATTGTTAGGGTTATTTGGAGCAGTCCCCCTAGCCATTGATGATTGTAATTCCTACATATTACTTAAAGATACCGGCAAACCAAACTACGCAGCAGGAATCTATATTTTTCTTTTGTTTTTATTCTTTTTCATATTAAATTCTAGAATATCTATAAGTAGTTGTTATCTAAGGTATCTAAAAAGAATAATCCTTATCTGATTTAAACTTATAATCACAAACCATATATTTACCTCTCATTCTAGCAGGAAATGACATATTGTCTTCTTCCTCGAATTGATCCTATCTTGGAACAGGTATTCTATAAGTATCTTCACGATAGTCAAACACTAAATCTTCTCCTTCTTTATTCGCTACTTGATGTTTAGTATTGAATTTTATTCCATCTAATATGTCATTAGTTAATATCTTATTATTAGGATCTATAAATTCTCCTTGTAATGCAATATTATCAAATACTTTAGTATATTGAGGGTCTTTGTTTACTATGATTCGCAGTCTTATATCCTTACTTGTATCACCAAATCCTTCTATATCTAATGAATTTATTATATAAAATTCATTATTCTTAGTAGCTACAACCTTATCTCTGAGAGGTAACGTAAAATCTGGATCAAACGTATATAAAGATGTAAATACATTTAGCTTCTCATTATATATCAAAGACTTATTATATAATCTAAACCATACTTCATCATATTTCTTATCATACAATGAATTAGCTCCTTTAGTTTTCTGACTATACATTGTATTCATATATGATTGTACATTACAGTCTTTTGTTATTATACTTATTCCACTTCCTGTAGATTTGCATATTTCGTTCTTATCCTAGTCATACCAATAGATGCTATTACTAGAGTTTACTATACTTCTATCATTAATAACCTTAGTACCATTTAAAGTACTTAAGTAATCATATCTATCTAATACACCACCAGTACCTAATACTAACTGACCTACATTATTATCTTGTATCAATGATCTTTCATTTACAGATAATACTCCAAAAGCATTATTCTACCAGAAGTACAATCTATTAAATATACCTCGTATGTTAGTTATTTCTCCATACTGATAATCTACATCTATGAAATCAGCTGGCTTAAATACAGACCAATTGTCTATATTTTCATTGATAGTTTTAGCCTGTGATACATACACTCTATTAGCTGATTTCACATTAGCTTCATCGTATAGACCTCTAGTACTGAATAATTTAGCATCTGGTGTTACTGAATAAACATCATTATACAAATAATATGGTTTACTTTGGGAATGATATTGCTACATTTGAGTAGGCTCTAATTGCATAAAAGCATCCACTGCACCTGTACCTGCATTGTATGTTCTATTAGTCATTTCACCCATAGATAACTTTAGGTTTATAGTGCTTTCTAAAGGAATGTAAGCTCCAAAGTATCTCTTGTTTTCATTCCATTCATTTACATCATTCCTTTGAAATATCATCTGGCACGGATAGTCTAGTATCCCTAAGTAAGTATCACCACCAAATGCATATACTGTATTATTAGCTTTATTACCATAAGCTCCAACAGGTATATAAGTATTACTAGTTCTAGATGAATAAGTATTACCACTGTAAGGTATAATTGTTTTTTTAACATTAACTACAGTTACAACGCAATTATTCATCATATTAGAGTCTCTGTAAGCAGAAACTCCTTCTATACTTTGCTTATCCTATTCAGAAGATTGTAGTATCATACATGGCCCAGCTGGACCATAGGTAACAACATTATCACTATCTCCAGCTTTATAAAATTCACTAGTTGCCCAATTAGTATAAGCAATGTCACCTATATTTATCTTATAAGGAGCTACACCACCATTATTAGTTACATTATAAGGTATATTTTTTGCAAGTTTAGCATCTATAATAGTCTATTCTGCTGAATTATAGATAGAAGATCCTTTAGAATAGAATTTTTGTATGTAAGCCCCACAGAAATCATCTTTATGAATTTTAAATACTTGAGCTGCATTTTCAGATTGGCTGTCATCTTTATTGACTACCTTGGTCCATTTTCTATATTCAGATGAATTTACAACTGTATTATTAGGTGGATATACACTTCTATTATTCATTCCTACCCAATTCTATACATTTACTCCAGTGGTTGTATCTACTTCTGCTGTACTAAAGTAAGAATGAATAAGACTTTCCTATTTAATATACGCATTATCTTTGAATACTTCTTCCGCTTTCTCTCCATTAAAACAAACCTCAGGAGATATAAATCTCCAATACCCAGATGCTATGTCGTTAGTATCTATAGTACTAGTTCTTTTAAGTACAGAACCGGTAAGATCCATTACCATTTGCCTACGCTTGTTCATCAAAAATGGCATTGGTCTGTACTCATTCGTATCTTTAGACGTACCTCTACCAACTTCACCGTTATCTCTATCTTCTACTATCTTATAATTATGTAGTGAAGTAATTACTCCTTGTGATACAATTGTTCTATCTTGTTCAGTACGATCACATCTAACTATTTCATATGATACAGCGTCTATAGGGAAGTTTTTTACTGTAAATCTAACTCCTATAGGCATAGACTAAAATACATTATTGCCTATATCCTAATTAAATGCTGGAAAAGTATCCATGTTAGGAAATCTTATATCCCCTATCCATAATGTTGGTGATGCTATAGATTTACTATTGTAGAATACTATACCAAATCTATATACCTCGTCTCGTTGATAACTTCTAAATAAAGCAGATATTACTGGATCAGCGTAATTCTTCTATCTTGTGGCAGTCTTTATTTTCTTAGTAGTAGCTAGTTCCTATTTGTTAAAAAATATATCTGTTGGATCTACATGATATAAGTCCATACTTTCTACAGTTTCCGAACTATTGCTAATACCTACATTGTTTCTTAACCCGCCATTTAAAATAGAAATAAAGTCTTCCTTTAATTCAGTATATACGAAACTATACTCTATATTAAGACCGTTACCTCCTAGTTTATCATCCTTACCGTAAACATATGGTAATATAGTTAACTGCCTACTAATGTCTCTCTTAGCATTATAAGGGTTAATACAATCGTGATGCGCTGGAACTTTACGCATTGTGTCATAGTCTTCAATTCCAAAGTACATATAATCATTCGGATCTGAAGTTTCTAATCTAACGTTACCATCCTTATTTGCTCTATATGCTCTAGCATCATACTCTACTAGCTTACCATTATCTTCTATCATAGGAACCCAAGAGGTTTCTGTAATATTAGAAGCAAATAATCTGTTCTATACAGAAGTAATACTGTTACAAATAAAAGCATAACTAG